ACACTTTATGAATCTCTAATTTCTCTGAAATGTCTCAATTTATCAAACTCGCGGACGCTTCGATCACGAGCAACTACGTAGGGAAACAAGCCCTGCCGTACGTCGCGCCCGCTATCCTCGCAGCGGATACGATTGCGAACAATTACGTCACCGTACTGAACAACGTCCGGGGCCGCGCACAGCTGCGGAAGTTCTCCGGTTCTTCAATTGGTGCGGCTACCTGCACCTTCACCACGGGAACGGCTCTGGCTTTGTCCGATGTGGCGCTCTCTTTGACGGACCTCCAAATCAACGACCAGATTTGCAACAAAGACCTTCACATGGCGTGGGAGTCTGAGCAAATGATCGGTGCTGGGGCTGCCGCTCCGGCGGATATGAAAGCTGCCGCTGGGCAGTACGTCGCAAAGCGTGCGGCAGAAGCTATCGAGTGGAATATCTGGCAGGGTAACTACAACATCGACGCTGGTACCGCTACGGGTGCTACCTACACGCTGTACAACGGCTTGCTCCGTCAAATGGTTTTGGCTTCTCCGACCTACGAAGCAAACTTGACCGCTTCGTTGAGCGCTGCTAACATCTTGTCGAAGTTGCTCGCGTTGACCACGACGCAGTGCCCTCCGGCCCTGAAGGGTGATCCGAATGCAACTATCTACATGAGCCGCGGTACGCGCCAGCTGTATTTCTCGGCTCTGGCCGGAACCGCTGAGCTCGCTTTCTTCGCTGAAGGTATGGCCGACAAGTACGCTGGCTACCGCGTAGTCGCTCCCGCTGGTTTCCCGGATGACACGCTACTCATCTCTCGCCCGGAGAACTTGTACGTAGGTACGAACCTCCTCACGGACTTGACGGAAGCCCGTGTACTTGACCTCATCGATGTAACCGGTGACGACGTTACCCGCGTTATCATGAAGTTCGCGTTCGGTACGCAGGTGGTGGATCACGATTCATACGGCTTGCTCCGCCGGACCACGTAATAGAAACCCGGATTAAGGGGAGGGGCTTCGGCCCCTCTCTTTTGTCCTTAAATTGAAACTCATGGCTTGTTCTATCACAATTTCGGGACGGGGTTTCCCCTGTAAGGACGCCATCGGTGGCGTTCGCAAATTCTGGACGGCTCCGTTCGACGAGGACGGTTCGAAGTGGGCCGCTTCACCTACCTCTGGTGCTTTGACGGGGGCTGCGGAAGCGATTACTTTCTACGGTTTCGAGCTTTCACGCGGGAACGCTTCATTTACTCAAACTATCAACGCCTCGATGGAGAACGGCTCCGTCTTTTACGAGCAGGTTCTCGAGGTGACTATCCCGAAGATGGAAGCGGGAGTAAACGCCGAGCTTGCGGACTTGATGAAGGTTCGTCTGTTTATCATCGTCGAAACGATGAACGGCGAGAAGCTTCTCATGGGATACAAGAACGGCGCGGAAGGAACCGGCGGAACAATCGTGACGGGTGCTGCTATGGGAGACCTCCACGGCTACACGCTTACCTTCACCTCGCGCGAGAAGGTTCCTTCGCCGGTTATTACGGGTATTACCAATATCACGTACACGCAGGAGACTTAAGGGTGGTTGTTTTGGTTAGAACGGGCCTCGCGTACTGCGGGGCCTTTTCTTTGCACTATGATTTACGCAGGCATGGCGATGCTCCCGGATAGGTTCCCGGAATCGCTCCTCTCGGTCCAGAGCATCCTCCCGCAGGTGGACCGCCTCTTCCTTTGCTTGAACGGGTTCGAATCTATCCCCGCAGAGCTCCTAGACGAGAAGATAGAGGTATGGCACTACGGGAAGAACCTCGGAGATCGGGGAAAGTTCTTTTGGCCCTTTGGAAACTACCGGGCTTTCCTCACGCTGGACGACGACCTCGTGTACCCTCCAGAATACGTAAAGGACTTTGTCGCCGCTTCGGAGCTCTTTCCCGGTTCTATCCTCACGCACGCAGGTAAAATCCTCCCTCCCGTAGTTCGCGATTACTGGGCGGACTGCCCAAAGGTGGTCACTTGCTTTACCGAGAACCGGGAACCGATACGGGTAGATATCCCAATAACGGCGGCTGCCTACTTCCCAGAAGCCGGTTACAAGAAATTCGATACACCCAACTTCTGGAACTGCGGAGACCTTTATGTAATGCAGCAAATGCGGAAGCACGATATTCGGGCCTACGCTTTACGGCATCCAAAAAACTACTTTGGATACCTCAAACCGCCCGCAGGAACCACGATATGGGAGCAAACCCAAAGCGTAGATATGACCGCCCTATGTAACTCCTTTCTCAAATGAAAATCGCACTACACATACCCGTATGGAAGCGGCTCGAGCTCACGCGAGCCTGCTACGAAGGAATCAAAAGGATTCAAAAGGAGTTCGCCGAAGGTGGCGCCGAGCTGGTTCCGTATATCGCGGTCTCGGAGGACGAACACGAGGGTCTCGCTCAGGAATACGGGTGGCATTACAAGTGGTTCGAGAACGAGCGTCTGGGGACAAAGAACAACGAGCTTCTCGACTGGATGCGAGGGGCCGAATGGGACTGGATGCTTCAGCTGGGCTCCGACGACTTCATCCTTCCCGGAGGCGGGACGCATATCCTCGAGCTCATGGCAGAGCACGAGTTCGCAGGATTGAGAAACATCTATATGTTCCGCGCGGACACTCGAGAAGGGACCTTGTTTCGGGGTTACGCTTCGGGGGCTGGACGGTTCATGAGCCGTAGGATAGTGGACAAGGTGCCCGTGATGTGGACCGACCGGAACGTAGGGCTCGACGGGTGTTCTCGTATGCACGTGTGGGAGAAGACGAAAGTGGAGCCTTTCTGGAGCCAGACCCCAACAGTCGCAGATGTAAAGAGTTCGGTTAATGTTAGCGCGTTTGCGCGTTATAAGTACAGCCCCGAGAACTACGACCTTGACGAGATAGTTCCCGAAGCACACCTAATTCCTCGAGATGCTGTACTTAAACTCGAATAGCGGTACCCAAAGTATCTACTTGACGCTTCAGGACGCGGCGAGGGATTACACGTACACGCACTACCTGTTTAAGCTGGTGCACAGGATGAGCCAAGAGGACTTCTATTTCGTGGGGTACGTGATTACCGACAATCCACGATACACGAAGATTGACGTAGCTACGAACGCAACCACGACGAACAACGTCCTCCTGACTGAATCGGGCGACTACGATTACTTTGTCTACGTCCAGAACTCAAGCAGCAACAAAGACCCTCTGAACGCCGCGGTGGTGGCTCTGGTAGAACAAGGTACTTTGCGGGTTCCCGGCGCGGGCATTGTGACCCTGCCCACTATCTCCCTTGACGATAACGTGATATTCTATGGCAACGAGTAAAAGAATAACAGCCCCTCGAAATCCGGGAAGGGTAGAGTCCGTGAACCTCGCGAGCTACGTACCCAAATCCTACCGAGAGGGTACGCAAGGGGACTGGGTGAACTACGGGGACGACAACCTCTACCCGCAGTATCTGGTAGACCTCTACCACGCGAGCCCGACCCACAACGCGCTCTGCACGACAATTGCGATGATGATCTTCGGCGAGGGCTTCGAGCCTGCCGACCTCAACGCGAAGCTCCTTGCGGCACAGTGGGACCTCGATTCAGAACTGCGGAAGTGCGCTATCGATTTGAAAATCCAGAACGGCTTCGCTCTGGAGGTGAACTGGAGCCTCGACCGGACCACAATCGCGAATATCTCTCACCTTCCGTTCGAGAATGTACGCTCGGGATTCTGCGACGAGAACGAGGTGGTCGACTGGTACTACTATTCGAGGGACTGGATGGACAAGCGGCAGGAGCCGACTGCTATCGCGCGGTTCAATCCAGAGACCAAGAACGAGTACCCGACGCAGATTCTGTACATGAAGCCGTTTTCGGTAGGTTCCTACTACTACCCGAAGCCGGACTATATCGGAGCAATTAACTACATCGAGCTCGAGAAGGAGATTTCGGTCTTCCACATCAACAATATCAAGAACGGCCTCTCTCCCTCGTTTGCGATTCACTTTAAGAACGGCATCCCTTCCGACGAGGAACGCCGCATGATTCGCCGGGATATCGAGAACCAAGCCGCTGGAGCACAGAACGCGGGGAAGTTCTGGATGACCTTCTCGGATGAACCCGACCGGGCGCCTACGATTGAACCGTTTGCCCTTTCGGACGCAGACAAGCAGTACCAATTCCTCTCGGAGGAAACCACAGCGAAGATCATGATAGGCCACCGGGTGACGAACCCGCAGATGTTCGGCGTGATGGTGGCCGGTAAGTTGGGTGGAGGAAGCGAAATGGAGGCCTCTGCGGAGCTTTTTGACCAGCAGGTGGTGCAACCCTTCAGAATGATTCTCGAAGACGCGGTAGAGACCCTTTTAAACGCTTCTGGAGCCACACCTACGCTCCTTTCAGAACAGGTGAACCTAGACGGGGCTTTTCAGTACCTGGAGGCGTGCGGAGAAGAAATCGGAGAGGACTGGATTCTAATCGACGAGCGAGAGGTGGACTACGACCGTGAAGAAGCACACGACGCCCTCTGGAACTTCGCCCGTGCCCTTCGAAATAACCCTTCGGCCAAGTCTTCGCAGGACAACGATATCGTACGGGTACGGTACGCATACGCTCCTACGACCCTCTCAGATTCGAAGAGCAGGGACTTCTGCCGGCGCATGATTGACTCGATGAAGGTCTACCGGAAGGAAGATATCGTGCAGGCTGGATCTCAAGCCGTCAACCCGGGATGGGGACCACAAGGAGCGGAGACCTACGATATCTGGCTCTACAAAGGTGGCGGCTCGTGCCGTCATTTCTGGATGCGGCAAACGTACCTGAAGAAGGATAACGGGCTCATCTCCGTAAACGAAGCGCAGCGGATTATCCGGTCGCTCCCTCCCGAAGAAAGGAAGGACAACCGTCTCGAAGAGAATGACCGGAAGGTGGCCCAGCGCCCACGTGATATGAAGAACCGCGGATTCCTGAAACCTCGCAAATTCACAACCCCGAGATAATGGCAGAAGTACTATTCGTGAACCCGAACTACCTCAAGCGGGTGACACAACTCAACGGGGCTGTGGACGAGAACTACATCTCTCAAGCGGTGATTCTGGCCCAGGACAAGAACGTTCAGATCTATCTCGGCTCCGACTTGTACGACGCTCTGCGGACGAAGATTTCGGGCGGGACCCTCGCGGGGAACTACCTCACGCTGGTAGAGAACTACGTCCGGAAGGCTACGGCGTGGTGGACTATGGTAGAGCTCATGCCGAGCCTCTACGTCAAAATCGACAACGGAGGGCTGGTGATTCGGTCTTCTGAAAATACGACGGCAATCTCTCAGACGGACTACCACCGGGAGCTCGAGCGTATGCGCCAGAACGCCAACTTCTACACGCAACAGATGTACCTCTACCTCTGCCAGAACTCGAGCCTGTTTCCCGAGTATAGCACGAACCTCTACAACCGTATTTGCGCTCAGCCGTTCCGCTACTACCAGAGCGGGCTCTCTATCTCGGGCTCGTGGGACCGTCCTACGATCACTCCAGAGTACGCGTACGCCATTAACCGATGAAGCAGGACCGCAAGACAAATATCGAACGGCTCAAAAAGTGGATAGATGGCAACGCTGGAAGACGTAGTGGACGCACTCGCGCGGATAGAGACGAAGCTCGACTTCCACAAAGAGAGCCTAGACAAGCACGAGGGCAAAATCCGTGACCTCGAGGTGAAGTGGTGGGGGAGTTTGGGCGGCGTGTTCGTGGTGGCGGTTACTTGGTTCAAATCTCTTTTCAATGCGTAACCTTGATTTCATCGTTCTTCATTGCTCTGCTACTCCGGTATCTATGGATATCGGGGCTAAAGAGATTAAAGGGTGGCACAAAGGGAAAGGGTGGAAGGATATAGGCTACCACTTTGTGATCCGTTTAAATGGAAAGGTGGAGCTAGGACGGCCGCTCTACAAGGTGGGGTCTCATGTAATCGGCTGGAATACCGACTCCGTGGGAGTTTGCTACGTGGGCGGGGTAGAGGACAAGAAGCCGAAGGACACGATGAACGCGGCACAGGAAGCAGCGTGGAGGAAGCTCGTTTCTACTTTACGGGCTCAATACGGCGCTCTGGAGGTTTTCGGCCACAACGATTTCACCGATCTCAAAGCGTGCCCGTCCTTCAAAGTCGGAGAGAAGTTCGCAGATATGAAGCTCAATCCTAACACCCCTCCATGAAGCAGCTCTACCCCACCGTCTACATGATAGAACCTAGCCTGCTTCCCGGAGAGGTAGGCCGGTTTCTTCTGATTTCGGACGTTCATTTCGACTCGACCCACTGCGACCGGGACCTACTTACAAAACACCTCGACACAGCGCTCGCCACAAATGCGAGCGTTCTTGTTTTTGGAGACTGGTTCGACCTCATGCAGGGGATGTACGACCCTCGCAGAAGCTACTCCGGGCTACGTCCAGAGTACAAGTCCATCACCTACCTCGACGACGTTATAGAGGACTCGGCGGAGTACCTGAAGAAGTACAAGAATCAGATGAAGTTCTTCGGCCGCGGGAACCACGAGACGAACATTGAGAAGAGGTTAAGCACTTCGCCTCTGGACCGTCTCTCGGCTCTGCTAGGAGCGGGCCACGTAGGAAGCTACGCCGGGTGGATATTCTTCCGGTTTACGGAAACTACCGGAAGGAAGCGCGGAGCGGACTACACCTACAAGTTGCACTTCCACCACGGCTACGGAGGTAATGCCCCACGATCGAAGGGAGTCCTTGCGGTAGATATCGACCAGAAGGAATGGCCCGACGCAGATATGATAGTCAGCGGGCACACCCACCAGAAGTGGCACGTCCCGATTACAGTGGAAAGGATTAACAAGTACGGCCGCATCCGGGACGGGGTCGTGCACCACATGAAGCTCGGGAGCTACAAGCAGCTGGACCGGTTCGCGGGATGGGAAGTGGAGAAGGGATTCCAGAAGCCTCGCCTCGGAGGGTGGTGGGTCGATATGAAGCC